TGAATTTTTTCTCTCTCCTTCATACGTTTAACATATATATCGTAGTCAGGTCTTTCATGATCATATTTTGTCCATAGTTTCATTGCTTCTTTACCTATTTTACCATCGATAGGACAAGGCGTACCAGCTTGAATCATAGATTCAAACACACGCTCATCTTGGCAGAGGATCGCGACAGCGGCAACTTTCATGCCAAAGTCATTCAAAATTCTTGCTAGTTTTAATCTTTCACAATTTTTATCTGTAACATGTTTTCCACCGCTGATACCGATGCCAAATGTTTGTACACCTGCAGAAATTCCAACAGCACACACATCCTGTGTCATAGAATTATATGATGGCGCTGTTGCTCCTGGTGGTGCAGATTTTATGTCTGAGTTTGTAGTGTTATTAGTTGTTGATGAGGATTCAGAACCTGATTGATAGGTTGTAGTTGCAGTTGATGTATATCCACCTTCAATTGCCGTGTTGGATCCGCTAACGTTAGTTTGTGTAGAATCTCCTAATGCTTTAGGACCACCAAAAAAAGCTAACAATGTTATAAGTATAATTAAAATTCCTGTAAAATGATAATTCATTTTATCCCCTATTGACACGATTCACATTCTCCTGTGTCATCAATTACAAGTCCACCATTATTTTCAAAACTTTGATCTTCTTCTCTACCATTACACTCACAGTTTTCACATTTACAGTCAGAATGATCTGCTTCAATACAGTGGCATAAGTGATTACATTTTTTACAAAATCGTTCAGTCATTTTTCTCCTTAAAAGATTCAGCCCAATCAGCCAGTTTTTGTTCGTGAGCTAAATATTTTTCCTCTTCTTCGTCTTTGGTTTCCTCAATTCCGTAGAAGAACCTATCAGTGTCTTCTGTTTTCCATTTACCGGTATCTTCTACGTTCCATTCAGATGTTTGAACCTTCCAGTCTGGTACTTCGTTCTTTACCGTAAACGAAGGTATGTCCCAAAGGATGCGATTGTTAGGTTGTGCTGCATAATTTCCATCCTCTAGAGCGAGAATGTGTGCGCATTTATGTTCGTGCGGAATCTCTGAATGATCAGTATCTACTATATTACTCTCTGGGTGCGCCCAGTCAACAGTAAAAAGGTATGCACCCGGATGAGTTTTCTTATCTTTTCCAAAAAATTTACCTGATTGTCCGTCTAGGATATCAAAAGAAGTGACAGCAGGATAGTAACTAAAGCAATTCCACAACTCCAGCTCATCAAGTCTATATCTAGGAACCTGATCTGCTTTAAATCCTCTTTGAATGAACGCGGAGATAGGAAGTCTATAAAAGACAGCACCATTTTCCATAATCGCGTGAAAGAGTATAGGACGCCCTGTAATCGATGCCAGGCCAAATATAATGCAGTCTTCAACTTCTCCATGATGCTCTTTGAGATCGTAGAGATATTCTCTCCTGATCTGTGAATACATCACAGGAATGTTTGCATTGAGATAGGCCATGCATAAATTACTTTATTAGAGCTATTATTGCTATAACGACTATTACTATAATAACAGATTTCTGTTTATTAGCTTTAGCCCATGTTAGTACTTTGTTTATATGGTCCATAATTTTCTCCTATTTTTCTTTTATTGTACCCCAGTTTTTACCCTTTTTATAGTTAACTTTGTTTTCAACTGCAAGAGTAATAGCTTTTTCCATTATTTCCTTTACAATTAAAGCTTCTTTATCATTTTTTATGGAAAGACACAACTCATCGTGTATCTGTATCTGGGGTAAAATTCCCTTTTCATATAAATTTACCATTGCTTTTTTAGTCATGTCAGCTGCACTTCCTTGAATAAGTCTATTTAAAGCTTTGTAGGTAAATGCGGGTTTATAATGTCTATTAAAATTTTTCATGTAATCTTTAGGTATTTTACCCTCTTCATATATATCCATGGCTGCTGCTTTAAATTCTTGTTCTGCTCCTTCCTTTGTTAACAGAGGTACTGGTTCATATCTATTAAGTGTATTATTCCATTCTCTATCTTGTGTTTCCCATTTGTTAAACCTGCAGAATCTATCCTCCAAGGTAAATAGTAATTTGTGTTCTTCTGCAAACTGAATTAAATCTTGAGAAAGCTGTCTTACAAAAGGTGCGTTGTTATGATAAGTATTAAAGAGTTTAGTAGCTTTGTCTCTGTCTAGTTTTAATTCTTTTTGTAATTTCATTTTTCCCATTCCATAGAATAATGCTAGGTTAATGGTCTTGGCCGTGATCCGTGGTATGTTAGCCATGTCTGCAACGATTTGATGAAAATCTACATCTTTTTCTTTGTAAGCTTCTTCAATTTTTTCTAAGCTTTTTATTAAGTTAATAGGTAAGGGATCATCAGGATCTGCTTCTTTTTCTAAATATAATTTTAAAGCGTAATGAAGAACGAGTCGTGGCTCTTGTTGAGAATAGTCAAAGCTTCCCCAGGTACACCCTTCATCAGGAATAAATAATTCTCTCATTCTTTTACCGTAGTATCCTTTAGCAGGAATCTGTTGTAAGTTAGGATTACTCATTGAAAATCTGCCAGTAACTGTTCCTCCCTGATCAGATCTAATTTGATTTATATCTGCATGAATTCTTCCATTATGTACAAAACCTAGTAGACCTTCAACAAATGTATTTTTAACTTTGTCACACTCTCTTGCTATTACAATCATACGTAAGAAACGATTCTTGTGAGTTTTCAGATAGTCTTTTGGAAGTTGAGGCAATCCAGACTTAGGTGTTTTCTTATAATCTGTAATTTTTTGTTGATCTAATAATTTTTTAATGGAAGAAGCAGCCCAAATTTCTACATCTACATCTGTTCGTGCTTTTATTAGTTTAATTAAATTAACTCTACGTTTATCTAACCATTTTCCAAAAATTTTAGCTTTTGCGACATCTATTTTAACTCCTTTGAATTTCATGTCAACTAAACAAGGAAATAATTTTGTTTCTAAATTAAAAATTTTTCTACAAGTTTTAGATTCTTTACTTCCATTTAATTTAGTTTTGGTGTAAAGTACTTCGTCCAAAAGTTTGGTATCAAATAATTTCCACAGCTTTAAAGTTAAATTTACGTCTTGTTCTGCATAATCTTTTACTAAATGGTAAGGAAGTTTGTGCATGTTAGACATAGGATCTTTTAGAGTTCCATTAGACCAATCTAAAACTTTAGCTGCTAAATCATATTTGTATTTGGATTCTTTTAAATAATCTTTACTGATGGAGTCTAAAGAATATTTCATTCGTGTTTCATCAATTACAGAAGCTGCTATCATGGTGTCAAATAATGGACCCTCTGGCATCTCTCCTGTTGCAGCTCTAATCCAACATACGTCATACATGGCATTATGAAATACTTTACGTAAACCCTTGTTTTTAAACACTTTTTTGTTCAAAAACTCCCATGTTTTTTTGGTGTTTAGATTATCCGTCATGTTATGTGCAATAGGAAAATATAAAGTTTGATTCTTGGTAGCTATAGCTATGCCACAAACAAAACCATCTTTTCTAACTGCACCTGATCCTTTTGTTTTTAAATTAGGATCATATGTTTCTAAGTCAATTGCAACAGTATCTATGCCTGTTAAATCTAAATCCGTTAGGTTTGGAACTGTACACATTATTTATTTTTCTCCGGATAGTCTCTATCGATTGCCATCTGACAGTAGTGAATTGCTTTTTCCAAATCTTGCTTTTGTCCTTTCTGCTTGTGTCTGCACAAATATTTTATAGCATTCCCTTCGGCGAATGGCAAATTATTTTTGTTAATAAATTCTGAAGGTTGAATCGTCATCGATTGATAATGATCTCCTCCTATTTGTTTTTTATATACGTCGCTCATTTTATTCCTTCTAATATTAGTTTTCTTTGTGAAGCCAAAGTCCAGTAGTCAAAGACTCCTCTACTGTATGCAGTGTATGCTAATCTTAATTGAGTATCCCTGTCTTCTGGGCGTGTCAGAGTATGATCTACAATAACATTATCAAATGTTAGGCCCTTGACTTCATGAATGTTTCCATATTTAATTTGGATCTTTTTATCAAAATCAAAACCTTTGGCTAAGACTTTTTTAATATAAATTAATTTTTCTTTTGAAATTTCAGAAGGTCTTCTAACTAAATCAAAATCTCTATGCTGTTTAGCCTCCTCTTTAAAAACTTTTTTTTGTATCAATTCATCAATTGTGTAATCTTTGTTAACCCAATCATCAAAATTTAATACTTCTCCTTTTTTTAATCTAACTTTAACTTTACTTCCTGCATACTCACAGAAATGTTTTACCTGAGTACGGCCCATGGGTATGCCTTCTATAAAGTCAGGCCATAAATGATGAGCTCTTAGTTCTTTTTTAGATACATGAGCTGAATTTTTGATATGGGCGTATTCTAATCCACGGTAATCAAAGAATTTTCTACACCGAATATCTCCAGGTGTTCCCCTATATGTAAATAAAAATGTTTGATCTGTGTTTTGTATTTTATGTAATAAAATATCTAAATGACTAGAACCTCGTAAATCAGATAAATAATAGCCGTTGCCTTTAATAACTTCCCCTATATGACCCATATTATGTTTCTCTGTGTACTTAGCCGGTGTCCATACTCTATGGGAATTCCATTTGTCCCATATGGGCATAATAATTTTTTTGCACTTTTTATTTATAGCTTCACTACATCTGAGCCCTTCTGTTAATTCATGATAAGGATTTGCTGCAAGTTTATGAAAGTATTTTGCGTTTGATCCAGCATATTCGAATAAAGTTTGGTCCGCGTCTCCAACTAAATAATAATGATTCTCTTTTACATTAGTAGCTATTTTTTCGATGGCTTTTGTTTGAGGAACATTACTATCCTGACATTCATCTATAATGACTGCATCCACGTTAGGTGCCTTAATATCCGGATGATTAAAATCTTCAATCATATCTGTATAATCACACTTCTTATTATCTTTTTTATATTGGTCATATATTGAAAGAAGTTCTTTCATTAGTTCAATACTATAAGGTCTGTAAGAAGATTGATCACAGGCTCTCCAATAATTATCATAGGTCATGCCACGTCCTTTAGCATCTGATCTAAACCGATAAAGGTTATGTTTGTCGACATCTGTTGAAGGATCAGCATCAAATAATCTATTTTGTATTATTAAATTTTTATGATCTTCGTATTCAAATTTGTCTTTTTGTACTATTTGTAAATACTTCTTGCAAAAACGATGAATTGTACAAATTTTATACTTCATAGATTTTTTGGTAAAACCTCTTTCTTTCATTATAGGTAATGCTAAAATTGCATCTTTAATTTGATCAGCGGCTACATTTGTATGAGAAAGAAGAATTATTTTGTCTGGATGGTATTTAAGTAATAACTCTTTATAAAGGCCAACAATTCCCCAATTCTCTTTTATATCTTCTCCATGCGTCTTACCTGTACCTGGAGGACCAGCAATAAATCTAGGTTGCATCTTTTTCAAAATCTATTGCCTCCGGTTCTTCAGTATATTCTCCTTCTAGAACTATATCTTCAGTTTCAAGGCTGGGCTTATCTACTCTCCACGATACAAGAGATTTTTCCTTGTAATGTCCCTTTATCCTCTTCGCTTTTAATATACCTTGAACATTTAATACTAAATCAACTCTTTTTAAATTTACTTTTTGACTTTGTAAATAGTCTTCAAATTCATTTAAATTAAATTCTAAATAATCTTTTGTTTTATTAAACCAAGGTAAACGGTAAAAATATAATTCTTTTTTATCAGTAAAAGCCTTTTTTAATTTAATGTAATTAGTAAAATGTTTTATGAAGACTAAATCCTCATTAGCTTCTTCTACGTAGTCTTCTGATTTTGTTCTTCCGTTAAATTTCATTTGCATTATTGCATCAAACTCTTTGTTTTTCAAATCAGGAAGCCAAGCTTGTCCTTTTTCTATAGCTGCATCATAAAATGTTTTTTTAGTCATCAACGTCGCCCCATTTACTTTAATTATTTTTGTAAATGGTTTCCCTTGGAATATTCCTCTAACGGGGACTAGATATCTATCGTGACCATATTCGATGATGTCTCCAATAGATTCATCTGCAATTATTTTAACATCGGCTAAAGATTTGTCTTGAGCCCCAACCCAACTAAATAAATGTGCAATGGTTTTTACTTCACATTCGAGTATTTCAGCAATTTTAGGCATTCCAAAAATTCTCTTTGCCTTTCTAGCTGTTGTACCTTTAGATTTTCTGCTTTCAACCTCATCATCATTTGCTGCTACTGCAATATTATAAATAAACTCATTAATTTCGTCATCCTTCCAGTTAGTTTGCTTAATTAGTACTCCCGCTATAGCGGTGCAATATTCATCCCTTGCACCTTTAGGTGCATATAAAATACAAAGTGCCGTGGATAGGGCAATCTTTCTTAAGTCCTTATTTAAATCTCCTGGATATTCCTTTATACCAGTATAATGTTCCCATTTTACATATTCAGGATCCTTGCTATGGAAAGATCCAGGTACGATGGTGTAGTATTGATGTCCACTTCTTATTTCACAAAGTGTTGCTCCATGAGGAGAGTGTTCATAATATTTTAGTAAATCTTTGGGTAAAGAAAAAGCTGCTTTTTCTAATTGACCTTTCCACCAATAATGACTTTTAGGATTACTTGGTCTACCTGATATAGCTCCACAAGTTATTATATACTTGTCTACGAATCTTTTAGCAATTCTATTATCAATATCTAAATCAATTACTCCATCTAATCTTAATGCAATTTCGCAATCTGAATATTTCTGTTTCCACTCTTCTTTCGTTATCTTTAAATCCAGGTTCGACCATGATTTTATTTCAGGTGTACCATGTTTACACGGAATGATCGTATGACCAAGATCATACCAGTTCTCATAAGTGGTCGGACCACTATTAATTTTTTTAACATCAATCATAATTTATAAATGGGCGGTTTCACTCTCGCTCTACCGCCCACTCCCTAGGAACTATAAATTGATTGTCTTTTTAGTTACTTCTTGATTTTCAGGTTTAACTTTTACTAAACCTTTGCTGTTTTTTTCAGCAAAACTTTTAGCAATCGCATAAACACCTTTATCTGTAACCGGACCAACCTTAGATACATCCCATCCAAACCATGTTCC